GGATGCAATAGTCCTCTGGAAAGCCTGCCGCATTGGCGCGGCGGACAAGCGCTTCGAGCGCGTGTCTGACTTCATTGACCTGCATGCGCAGCCAGTCGTTGTCGCAGCGGATGCGCGGCTTGTCCTGGCCGCGGTCCTCGAGCGCGATCTGCTGGACCTCGTGCTGCTCCTCTTGTGTACTGAGGAACCGCAGGCGCCCCGTAGGGCCCATTGGCTCGCAGTCGCCGAACGCGCGGTCCTCGGCCCAGATTGGTTCCTGGCCGCGGATAATGCGCGTGATGTTGTCGGCAAAGGCCCCGATGCCTGCGAAGCCCTCGTAGGCCTTGAGGCGTTTCCGCACCTTAGTGACCTCGTCGCGGACGTGCCGCGGAAGAGAGCCGTACTTCGGCGAGCGGAAGAGGATGGGACCTATCTGCAGGTGCATGCGGAGGTTGAGCGGAAGGTCACGCTTGACCGGAAGCGGATCCGGCCAGCCGACGACCGAGCCGCGGGGAGCGTCACGGAGGTGCTCGTAGATGTTGAAGAGGTGCATGAAGTCCAGTCCATGTTCGAGACATGCCTCCCGGTGGATCTGCCAGGTGCTGAAGTCGTCGATCTCCTCGTTGTCCACTCTCGAGCTCGCGTCCGGGTTGCCCCCCTGGGCCGTCAGAAGGAAGTCGCCGTCAGCCGATTCAGCATCGTAGGTGCTGACCGCGCCCCAGTTGGTGAGAGCGCGTGCAAAAGCGTCGCTGGGGCATAGGAGCCCGTAGCCGCCGGTGCAATTGGTGATGCGTTGCGCCATGGTGATGCCGGGCACGACACTCAGGCTTATGCCCGAATTTGCGAAGCGTTGCATCTGCATGTATGACTTGCCGTCGAGCCAAGTGAGGCCCAGCATGTCAACCGTACGGCCGGGGGCCGGAGGGCGCGTCTTCAGCTTGACTGTAAAGCCCATACGCGCGACCACCTCGTGGAGCTTGGCCTCAATGGCAGAGGACGAAGACACGGTAAGGTCACGGCGCAGGTCGGAGTCCTCCGGGAAGCCGGCGACGAGTCCGTCGTCGCCTCCGCAGAAGATGTGGCTGAAGGCTACACGGGCGGTGATGTTGAAGCACTCCAAAAGAACCGTCAGCCAGACGATCCAGTTGAGAGCTGTGTTACGCACCGTGGTCTCGGCCCAGCCTGAGCCCATTCCTGAACCCGGGACGACTAGCGTTTCGTCCGGGAAGCGAAAGTGGACTCCCGTGCCCTCGTGCGACGCGAAGACGCCAGTGATGAACTCGGCGAATTGCGGCATAAAGAGGCACGTAATGAAGTGAATGAAGAGCGACGCGGTTGCGTCCGACTGCGTGGCGTCGAAAGCGGTGTAGTCCGTCTCGAAGAAAGCCACGGCGGCGTGCGTGCGCGTAAATCTCTCCATCGTGGTCCGCAGTTCCTGCGGGCCACGGCCGAAGGCGTAGCTGTACATGCCTGCACCATCCAGAGCCTTGTAGGCGTCTGCAATGGGCTGGGTGATAGCTGAGGCCTGGTGTAGTCCTGACGCCAGTGTGCTCTGCATGGTGATGAGGCGAGCAACTTTGTCGTTGGGTAGGACTTCGGACTTTGAGAAGCCTCCGCCCTGGCGCGGGCCCGTGGCTTCGCCGCCGGCACTGTGCAACTGGTGCACGTTGGCCGCGGCTATTGCCACCTGGCTCGGCTTAATGAGGCGCGCTTCAGTCTCCTCCACTGTGAGAGGGACGAGGCGGGCGCCGCCAAGGGGCGAGAGGACAAGGGTTGCGAGTTCCTCGGCTACGTTCCAGACGTTGTCGTCGCGCGCGAGATTGTACTGCGTGCGACGCCCCTGAATGCGGACCTTGACGGCCAGGCGCACGTTGATGGGTGTCTTGATGAAGGCGCCGGAGGCGTACTCGTTGAAAGGACACGGATAGACGCGTGTGCTCTTGGGGGTGCTCTCTACGATGTCGAGGCTCGACTCCACGAATGTCATGTCCGCGCTGTCAGCAACGGGCGCGCTGCCCATGTGCGTAACGATCGCAATCATCTGGGGGGCGAGAAGGACGTTGCAGCCGTTCTCCCCCAAGATCATGCTGACGGCGTTTGGTACGGCCGCCTTCATGTGCGATACGCGTGCTGCGATCGCCTCGACCACGGCCAAAGGGACCGACTCGGATGAGTGGCCGCCGGTGACAGCGAAAGAGACAGATGGGCAGCCGTGCGAGTCGGTCGAGACCGAGTAAGCTAGCCTGGCCTCCTGGGGCGATGCCGCGTAAACCGTCAGGAAGGCCGGGCTCAGAAGCGAGCGCGGCGCCTGAAGGGCCACTACGGAGATGATGTCGCGCGAGAAGTAATTAGCGAAGAACTGACCGAAAAACCGGGCGACGGTGTACTCGGGGACGAATGTGTACGTCCGCCAAGGCCCTTCCGCCGCCGCAAGTTGAAATGTTCCGATAGTGTCCGCAAGCCAGTTGGGCACGTAGACGCGGCCTAGGTAGGGCGTGCACGGCTTGATGATGGTTGGCGCTCGCCCGTCACCTTCCAGCCTCATGGTGCCGTCGTTGTTCGGACTCCACGCTATGCCCGGGCCGTAGCCGGCGGGGATGCTGGGGTTGAAGAAAGTAGCAAGTAGAGCGCGGGCCGGGAGCCACGGGAGCCAAGGAAGGGATGCAGTCCAGGCGCAGGTCGTGTTGACGGCTGCATACCAGGGAAAGATCGGACCTTCGACAGCGTCCCATGCTAAGGGCAGGCCGTACGAGGGGTCAAGGTAGCGACAGGCTCCGCCCCATGCCTCCGCAAGAGCGACGCTTGGATCGTGTAGAACGAGCGAAGCGCCGTAGTGGGAGGCGAGACGTTTAGCGTAGTCGAGCAGGACCTCGCCCTGGT